AGTCTCCCGGCGCGTTGTATGAGCTTGAGCGTGTCGAATTCATCGACGGGCAGAAGATCGACCATCCCGAGGGCGGCGGCAAGGACATGGGGGACGCTCTTGTCAGGGTGATCCAGCACGCGTGCGAACACGGACCGCAGGCGATGGGCTTCGGAACCGTCAAAGGCCACGGCAGTCAGTACGCGAACGCTGCCGTTATCCCATCGGAGCGCAAAGCGGTCGACCCGGACCGCACCGAAACGGTCGGGGATCGCCTCCGCCTGCAGGAGGAACAGAACCGCAAGGAACGCCCCCTAGGAGAGCTGGTGCCGGGGGAGGGCACCGTGGATGGTCGGAAGATGGGCTTCGGCTCGATTGGCCGGCCGGACGTGCTCTGAACTTTTCTTTGCGTAGCGTGACCATTCTTGTTACGCAAACGGCATGGGTAGTTGAGCATGCCTACGGCCACCGACATCAGCCGGCTGCGCCTGATGTGCCGGGATGGCACAGCCAGGCAGGTACGAGAGGCAGCGGACCTCTCGCTCAGCGACATCGCACGCGATGTGGGATGCACTGCCGCGTCGATCAGCCGCTATGAGACCGGCCTGATCCGTCCCGGCAGACGACGGGCGGTGGCTTATCTGGCGGTACTTGACGCGCTAACTAACCAGGAGAGAGATCATGGGCATTGAGAGAATCCCCGAGGGGCATAAGGATGCGCCCCCCGCAGGAGAGGTGTCATTCACAGGGGAGCAGATGACTACCGTGGTCGGAGAACGCGATAGCTATCGGGCTGCCTTGTATGAGGCCACAAACGCACGACTCACGGACGTCGACAAAGTTGCTGATGCGCTAGGGAAGATCGACACCCTCCACCGCGAACTGCACACGCTCTGCAAAGAGCGTGACCAAGCGCGCCAGGAACTCAAGGACGCCGATCGGCTACTTGACTCGCCCTTACGGACGATCAGCTTCGGTGCAGGTGGGCTTGCTGAGCTTGCTCGAGGGCGTGTAAAGGCTCATCGGCGGACTCGTGGCACCTACTCGCGTTATGAGCCACGTCGAAAGAAGTTCCGATGAGCGTCGGCGAACGCAAAGGAGAGACGATGAGCACGCTTATTGAAGTAGACCCAGAGGGCGCGATCCGCGTTGAGGTGGATGGTGGCCACGCATCCTACTTCGAGAACGCCAAGCCCGAGGGCGGGCTTGTAGAGGGTCACGATGCCGTCCGCCTTCAGTGGTCCGACGGCTCATGGAGCTGCGTCTGTCACGCACATCTAAGGGAGTCCCCTTGCACTCCTGGCTGTGAGGTGTGGGAGGCGTACAGAGCTGCGGCGGGAGGTCCCCGACGATGAGCGTCGGCGAGGCCATGAATCTCCAGCAGTGGCAGGAGCGCGTAGGCGCGCTACGAGCTACCGACCCGCTGATAAAGCGGGGACGCTGGCACGGCTGTCTTCTCGCCGGGGTCCCGGACGGCGCCCCGATCCACGGGACCTATGCGCTGGTCCGGTGGGAGCTGCCCTCCATCTCTGTCGCGCACGAGGACCCGGACGAGGCGGTACGCCTCGCTCAGTTGATCGAGGACGGATTTCGCACGGAGGACGAACAGGTTGAGCAGGGCCGCACACCGTTTGGGGAGGAGTCACCCGCATGACTAGCTGCGTCTGCATCGACAAACACGGTAAGCCTCGGCCGCTACCTGACCTGCCGGTCGGGACTTGCATCAAGTGCGGGCGGCCATGCTGATGGAGCATTTCTGGGCAAAGGTCAACTTCCGGGGGCGAATGCTGTCGCCGTATCTGGGCCCATGCTGGGAGTGGACGGCCGCTCGCGCCAATGGCTATGGACGCTTCTGGATCAATGGCGGCTCTCGTGTCGCATCGCGCGTTGCCTACGAACTGGTCCACGGTGAGGTTGCCCCCGGGCTGGAGATCGACCACCTCTCCCGCAACCGCGCCTGCGTCAACCCGGCGCACCTTGAGCCCGTTACGAGCGCAGAGAACTCTCGACGGGGGCATGCGGGATACGCTGTGCGAGAACGTCAGCGTGCCAAGACGCACTGCCCACAGGGTCACGTCTACGACGAGACCAACACCTACATTCATCGCGGCAAGCGCGCATGTGCGACATGCCGTCGAGCTGCAACACGCCGCTGGCGAGCAGGGAAGGGCTGAGACTTGGCACGGACCATTTACGGACCTGACGGACAGCCGATCTCGGTAGTGGGAGGGACGCCCCTCACTAGCACGCAGGCCCTCCAACGTCTCGACCAGGACGCGATGCTCGACCAGGTTGAAAAGCGCGTCAAGAGCCAGGGCACCACCCTCAGTCAGGTGTGGGACCCATCCAGGGGCAAGCCTAAGCCGACGTCTATCACTTATCAGACGCTCAGGATGATGGCGACCAGATGCGAATGGGTAGCGGCGGTCATCAAGACCCGCAAGAACCAGATCGGGAAGGCATCCTGGTCCGTTCTCCCCCAGGACGAGGCCGATGAAAGCCCTGGTGTTGAAGCGCTCTGCACGAAGATCACGAACCTGTTGAAGCGCCCCAGCATGCACGGCAGCCGGCCCACCTCACGGAGTTGGCGGCAGTTCATCAACGAGGTCCTCGTCGACATCCTCACCCTCGACCAGGGGATCATCGAGAAGGAGTGGACGGTCGACAAGTGGATCGCCGCGATGTACCCCGTGGATGGGGCGACAATGGCGCCGAACATGGACGAGCGCGGCGGCTTCCACGACGACGCCTACGTGCAGGTCGTGGACGGTCAGGTCACCGCGCGGTTCGGGATCGAGGACATCATTTGGATGATGGACAACCCGCAGACGGATGTGCGGATGTCCGGGTTCGGGTTCAGTCCGCTCGAGAACCTCATCGTGTCCGTCACCGCCGAGCTGTATGCGTCGAAGTACAACGCGAGCTACTTCGAGAAGGGTTCAGTTCCCGAGGGCTTGATCAACCTCGGCCCGGAGGCCGCACCGGAGGACGTGAACGCTTTTCGGCTGTACTGGATGAACGAGATTATGGGCCGGCCGTGGGCGATCCCGATCGTCGGCGGTTCGCAGGCTGAGTGGATTCCGTGGCGGGCTAGCAACAAAGACATGGAATACATGGCCTACCAGGAATGGCTGTTGAAGAAGGTCTGCGCGAACTACCAGATCACGACGAAGGAAATGAACCTGATCCAGGACGTGAACCACTCCACGGCGGAGAGCGAGGATCAGAGCGAAACCGAAAAGGGCATCCAACCGCTGTTGACGCTGATCGCGGACTACTTCGAGGTCGAGGTCATCGGCGAGCACGGCCTAGGTGTCGGGGACTACGTCAAGTTCGCGTTCGATGATGAGGAGGAGAGCCAGGAGGCAATCGACGCACGGTTCTCGATCCGCGTCGAAAAGGGCGTTGCTACCCGTGCGGAGTGGCGCGAGGCCATCGGCCTGGAACCAGGCGAAAACGAGGGCCTGGACGAGTACACCACCGACACGGAAATCTTCCCTTTGCCCGCCACGCCCGAGGATCTGGAAGCGCTCTCTCCGGCGGCTCGTGCTGAGCAGAAGTCCGAAGAAGCGAAGGAACGCTTTGCGGAGCTAAACGCCGGCGGGAAGGGCGGGAACACTACGGGCGAGTCCGCTCCGGAGTTCGGAAGCCCAGAGGCCGAGAAGACCGCAAAGGTTTTCGACCAGCACAACCCTCAGCTCGTTGAGCGGCAGGAGGATGCCGAGAGCGTCTTCGAGAAAGCGTCCGACAGCCTCGTCAAGGAGCTGGAGGGCATCCTACAAATGCCGCTTGGGAAGACCGTCACGATGCCGCAGCGCCGGCAGGTCAACCTGGCTGAGCTGCGCGTCGACACGGACTACCAGCGTCCCGAAGACCGCGAGAAGGTGTTGAGCATGCTCAAGCGCCTACGTGCTGGCATCGAGTTGGACGGCGATGTGAAGGTCAATGAGCGCGAAGACGGCAGTCTCTGGATCACTGACGGGCAGCATCGTGTGAAAGCGATGATGCTCGCCGGCCGCACCCATCATGAGGCGCTTGTGGCGAAAGATCCGCAGCAGTTGGAGGAGAAACGCGCGAACCTGCTGACCGCGCATGTCTGATGACCGATGATCTCCTCGCGGGCCTCCGCACCCAGCTAAGCATCCCGACCCCAGCGCATGAGCTAGATGTAGTCAAGCGCTTCGGCCTCCACAAGGGTCTGCTCACCCCAAAGCGCTGGGAGGCGGTCAACGACGCTATCCAGCGGTGGAAGCAGAACGTCCTGCACGGTGCCCGGGACATGCCGCACCAGGCGTACCTGCAGGGTCATGGGCAGACCACACGGTTCCTGCGGCTACTCGGCACCCGCGCACCAATGGTCACGCCCGCGCCTGACCGTGCGACGAGCGAGTGGCTGCGATGGCTACTCGAGCACGAGCTCACCGGCACACTGGACCGCTACGCGGACGACATCCGCTCCGCGGTGCTGTATGGGGTGCAGGGCGAGACGAACCCCGTCAATGTCGCGAGCGCGCTATACAAGGCCACGGAAGCCGCCGATCGTGACTGGCGGCTCGTCGCACAGACCGAGATGGCACGCGCCAATGCGCTGGGCCGACTCGATGGCTGCGTGCAGATGGGCTATGACGAAGTTTGGGTCCCTCCCCATGCCGGCGCATGCGCAGCCTGCAAAGAGCTGATCGAGAATAGGGTGTTCCTCGCGAGCATCTTGAAGACGAACAGCAACTACGGCAAGAAACGCGCGGAATGGGTGCCGTGTATACCATTGCACCCCAGATGTAGTCACGCGGCTTTGCCATATGTGGAGGAGCTGTATCAGGAAGCGCAGGAGCAGTACGCGCACATGCGCGACACGGGCCTGGACGACGAGGCGCTGAGCGAGATGTTCGACACGTCCGGGCAGCTCCGACCGCAGTACGCGCACAACGAGCGCCTGGAAGCGTTCTTCGCCGGCAAGACGATCCGCGACCCCTTCGATCACATGCTCGGCCACGTCGTCGAGAAGGTCCGCTCCACGGGACGGGTGAGCAAGGGGTTCTTCGACCCGCCGCAGGTCGGCCTCGACCCGCTGGTATGGGAAGACAAACAGCTCAAGCCGGACGTCCGCACCGCGATCCTCAACTTCTGGACGGGCGTGCTCGGCGACGGCTGGCGGGAATGGGCGAAGGTCTACATCACCGGCTCCGCCACGAGCTACCAGTGGGGCACGGGCTGGGCGCACCCATGGCTTGGCTCGCACCACACCCCGACCTATCCGGATGTGGACACGCACCTCGTGATCGACTACGCGCAGGTCCGCAAGGACCGACCATTGTGGGCAGGCATGAGCCCGATGGAGCTACGGAAGCTCCTGGAGTCCTGGGTCAAGCGCGCCAAGGCCGATGTCGAGGTCGCCCCCGGACTTCGACTAGACGCATACGTGCGGCTTGAGGCCACCGAGGACGAGTTCGAGCGGGACATCCGCCATACCGGTCAGGGCGTCTACGACGTCGGCGGGGACGCGTGGGTGATCGGTCCGGCCCAGCCGGCGAACGGCGAATACGTCAAGCACGGGCACATGCTCGCCGGCACCGGAGGACGACTCGCTCACGAGCACCCCGAGTGGGTGCAGCACGCCGAGCGAGCCGGGAACGAACTACAGGATCTGCTTGCGGCCTACCAAGCCGATCGAGTGCCCGGCACTCTTGAGCCACTCCAGGCACTGATGGACACCCTCTACGACGATCGCACCATCGGGTTCCTCGACGGCAACGGGCAGGAAGACCGCGGGAACTTCACCTGGGCATACCTGTCGAACTTCGGCCCGCTGCAGGAAGTCAAAGAGCTGCTGGCCGCCGGATAATTTTGCAGTCATCTGCACAGCACCAGCCGTCGGGCGTCTCAACACATCGAAGTGAGTGACGGCCCGCAGCCCCGAAGTCGCGCCATATCAGCTCGCATGTACGGTCGAAAGCGCGCTCGGTAAGTGCCGGTTCGACCGTCGCTCCGCAGCTCGTGCATATCGCCTGTCCGTCAAGGATCTCCGTGTGCTCAGCGTGCATACAGGAGCTCCAGAAGCTCATGTCGCTAGGTGAGCCAAAGAGATCCACAAAGAGAGGATACCCTGCGATGCCGACTTATACCTACCGGTGCCCCGAGGGTCATCACACCGAGGGCTTGTTCAAGATGAGCGACCACCCTGAGCACATCCAGTGCGACTGCGGGAAACGCGCGAGGCGTGTATTTGAGCCGCCCGCAGCGATCTGCTTCAGGGGCCCGGGCTTCTACTCAACCGACGTGACTGGTCGGATCGGACGCAAACGACGTCCCAACCCAGGGGATGATCTGCACAAGGAGTTCGATACCCCAGCGGCACGCATCGCTGACAGCATCTGAGCCCCGTGACCGTTTTACCGGCACGCATGGCATAGGCACTACAGAGAGGGACACCCGTTCGCGGTCCCGGACGCATCGCTTGATCCACTTCCCCCTGCGACTGCCGCATGTGCAAGGACTGATGCCCTATCCCATATCCGCGTGAAAATCTTGCCTGGGTGCCAGCCGCCCCCGCCGCAAACAAAGCCGCTGTAGCCGAATCGAAGACCCCGGAAGAAAGCATGAGGATGCGTCTCATCCGGGTGCTGTTCGGCTACGGTCCCGGCACACTCTCGGGCGGCGAACTGGTGATCACGGACACGGTGACCACGCTGACCATGCTTGTGCCCGCTGTTGGCCCGGTGGAACTCAACCCCGAATTTCAAGGTGCTCCGGGGAAACCGATCAAAGTCACGCTCGCCGCTGGTGGCAGCGGTGTCGCGGGGACCGTCAACGCACTCTTCACCATCGACTGAGAGAGCACATCATGGCTCCCACCAAGACCGATACCGGGCACGGCGCGCTGTTCGACAGCTTCCCCGACCGTCCGCAGTCCCTACACGGCGGCGCGAAATTCGACGAGGGGTTCAACCTCCAGCCGAAGCCTGCAGGCCGAGCTGGCAGGAACTTCGATGAGTTCGGCAACCCGACCGCACCGGAGAACGGGCAGCACGGCGAAATCTTCGACGACTGGCGCGAGTGGACCTCCATGCCAGACGCGCACGGCGGGACGATGTTCGACGAGGGCTTCGGCGAGCACACCGCCAACCAGTCGAGTCAAGGCCCGCTGTTCGACCTCTTCCAGCCCTCTACACAGGTCAAGTTCATCTACGACGGTCAGGACAGCGAAGGGATCGTCGACCACGTACGCCAGGACGGTGTTGTAATGGTCGCACCGCGCGGCGGAGGGAAGGCCGTGGAGGTCGATCTCGGCCAGTTCCTCGGCTACCGGTCACCGTCGATGGACAACGCGACGACCACTGCTGAGCGTTCGACTGCCGAGGCGCCTTCCGCTTGGGATCAGATTGCGCACGGCGCTAAGCGCGGTGCGGCACCGGACATCGGAACACCTGTACAGCCCGTCAGCGAGGGGCCGGGCAACACGAACGGGCGCTCTGACGTTGACGCTGACTGGTCAGTCGTCGATCACCTCAAGACGCTGCTAGGCGAGGACGATGTAGCGAAGGCGGCGGGTGAGCCGGGGTATAGCCATAGTGAGATCACGGTTGGAGGCCTTCGCTCTGGTATGCACGAGCACTATCACGGCAGCAATGTCATCGGCATCTCTAGCCATGCGAGTAATCGGGACGGCATCACGGCCAGTGGGATTACGGGCAGCACATCGCGGCCTCTTGCTGGTCACTTCGCATCGCATAGGGAAGCCCACCAGGCGATCGTTGCCCATCACCAAAGCCTCGGCAAGACCACTGGCTCCCTGCTCAATGTGGCGAAGGTCCGTCTCCCCAGCGAACGCCTCCGCTCCTATAGCGAGTGGTCCGGCGTCACGACGATCGCCAAGGAGGTCACGGTCGCCGAGACCGCAGTCCAGGCGGAGGAAGGCCGTGCGACGCTCGCGGGCGCAAAGGGTGCCGGTAGCTACTGTCCGGAATGCCGGGAGCAGAAGGGCAAGCTCACGGACGACGGTCGCTGCCCGGACTGCAACACGGTCCTCAAGGCTCACGAGCCCGGCGTCATCTCACGCGAGAAGGGCGACGGCAACGGCTCTAGCGAAGACAGCTCCACACCCGGCGTCGCTGACAAGACCAACACATCCTTCGGCGAGCTCCGCAAGGCGTTCGGCGCCGCCGCCGACCCGGGCGCCGGCGGCCAGACCGTGACATGGGATGGCTCCCCCCACTCCCAGGGCCAACAGACCGGGCAGGCCACCTCTGACCCGGATGGCCCCGAGGTCCCCGAGCGGGAGCACAAGGACAGCGACCACCACGGCAACCTGTCCGGTGTCCCAACGACCTGCCCGCACTGCGGTCAGGTGATCGCCGAACTCGACGCCAAGACCGAGGAGGGCGCGCCCACACACAAGTGTCTTGAGGGACTGCTCGGTGTCACCAAGACCGAGAAGGAGACCTCGGCCTTTGACGCGCTCCGCTCACTGGTAGCGGCATGAAACGCACCGATGCAGTTGCACTTAACGAGGACTTCGAGTACGTCGGCGACATCACGAAGTCGTACATCGACGAGGCCACCGGGAAGCGTTACATCATCGGTGCTGCGACCGGGCTCGAGGAGGACCAGGACGGCGAGCGCATGTCCAAGCGCGCGATCGACGGCATGATGCGCGCGATCAACGCAGGCGGCGTGAAGGTCACCGCAGGCACCCATGACCAGAACTGGATGACCGAGATCGGCGATGTCGTCCAGGCGCACATCGACCCCGAGACCGACCAGCTGATGATCAAGACGGAGCTTCCCCCGGCGGGCGCCGACGCGATCGCTGACAAGGCGTGGGACGAGACACGCAAGCGCAAGATGGCATGGTCGGTCGGCGGCAAGCTCCGCGCCGCATTCCACGAGCTCACCGACACTGGCAAGAAGCGCAAGGTACTCGACCTCGTTGACCCGCGCCACATGTGCCTGACCGACAAGCCTGCCTACCAGCACAGCTTCGCGCACGCAGTCGCCAAGACCTGGGACGGCGATGAGCCAGCCGACGACGCTTTCGTAGAGGAGGACATCGCGAAGGATGTGACGGGCTCGTGGGTGCCCGGCGGCGGCGGTAACAGCGGCCAGGACAGTGAAACGGGCGGCAAACGAAACGCCGGCACCAAGAAGCCCGGCAGCAAGGGCCTCAGCGTCGACGACGACGGCAAGGACAAGCCCGAGGACGACGACAACGAGGACACCGTCGAACCGGCCGAGCGGCACCTCTCCTGCCCCCAGTGCGGTCACGAGTTCGCGGCGGATATCCCGGTCGACATGACCCCGGAGGAACGCCAGGACCAGGACAAGCGCAAGAACGAACTTGAAGACAGCGTCCCCGGCGATGGCTCCGGGGCCGGCAGTAAGAACGATGGCGAATCCTCCGAGGACAAGCCTGCTGATAACAACCAACAGGACGACGACGATGACGACGACAAACCGTCGAAGTCGACCAAGAAGTCCAAGGAGGCCACGATGGATCTCGAGAAGCGCATTGAGGAGCTAGAGGCTCTTCTGGCGAAGCAGGCCGACGACGCGAAGCAGCAGTCCGCCACCGAGGTGGCGAAGTCCAAGAAGGTCAGCGACGCTGTCCTGAAGATGGCCACCGACGAGGGTGTCGACCCCGGTGTCCTGAAGGTCGTCGCGCTCGCGACAGGCGACCTGTCGGAGGATCTGGAGAAGACGCGCACCGAATCCAAGGAGGGCTTCGAGCTCGTCGCGAAGGCGCTGATGGAGCTCAGGGAGACCGTCGGCAAGCTCCCGGCCGGCCGTAAGAGCGTCGCCCGCGTCCTGAAGAACGGCAAAGAGGACGACGCGGAGACCACGGTGGAGAAGGAGATCGACGACGCCGAGTCCGTCACGGACGTGCTGAAGGTCATGAACCGCGAGACGTACGGCATCCACTAGATGCGCTGGGGTGAGGCGCCTCAACGCGAGTACACCGTGCGGCGTCTCTGCCCCGGCCCACACGGCTCCGACGCGCACATGTCGGAGTGGTGGCGCTGGGTCAACCCCCCGGACCGTGACGGCTGGCACTGCTGCGCCTGCGGATGGAACCCCCCAGAGGTCTCACCGATCGACGGGACGACCGTTGAGCACCCGGACAGCACCATCCGGCCAGTCCGACGCGCCATCGTCTTCACCCTTGACGAGCCCATAGCGCTCGCCGCCTAGATCCGGGCCTAGACCCAGATCCCCTACAGCCCCATGGCTGTCTAGCTTGCCCGCGCCCGCGTGCGGGAGTCACACAACCGCCCCCTCTGGCGGATCTCATAAACCAGCAGAAAGGTCCCCACGAGGGGAGGAGTTAACTATGGCTGAATGGATTGACCCAGGCGCATTCGACATGCCGGACGTGAACAAGGCGGTCGATTCAACCGAGCGCGCTCTCATCCGACAGGACTTGGAGCCCGCAATCACCCGGATCGACATGAAAGGCACACCGCTGCGTAAGCGGTGGGGTCGCATCAAAGCGAACGGCCTCACGCACGAGTACACGCAGCGCACCTCACTCGGCACGCCGGAAGGCGGGGCGTTCTACGCCGACGGACAGCTCCCACCGGACGGAACGACGAAGTACCTCCGCAAGGGCAAGATGATCAAGTGCATCGGCGAGGTCGGCCGCGTCACGGGACTGATGATCGCCGCAGGTCGCTCCTTCGCGGACCAGCTCGCGCTGGAGCAGCAGGCCCGGATGGTCAGTGTCCTCCAGGAAGAGGAGAAAGGCCTTGTCTACGCCTCCGCGGCGAACCCGAAGACCATCGTCAACGCCGACGGGTCACAGACCGTTGAGTTCCTCGAATTCGACGGTATCAGCCGGATCATCAACAACGAGGGCGGCGTCGTGTTCTCCGCCTCCGGATTTGCCGGCGGCACGAAGATCAGCATCCCGCTGCTGAACAGCGTGATCGAAAAAATCTACAACAACAACGGGGAGCCCACCTCGATCCTGGTAGGGGCGAGGGAGAAGCGGTTCTTCAACGAGCTGCTGCAGTCCTTCGTGCGCTACAACGGCGACGGGGTCGTTCACGTCGAGCGCCAGCTCGGCACGTCGGTTATGTACTACGACTCGGACTTCGGCAGCCTGCCGATCATCCCCACGCGTTACATCACCCCGGAAGCTGGCACCAACGAATCGCAGGCGTTCGTGTTCTGCGAGAAGACCGCCGGCGAGAACATCATCGAGATCGCCGAGCTCCAGAAAATCGGCTCGCAGCCCCTCGCGAAGATCGACGACTCGGAGAGGTTTATGATAAATGAGTACGAGGCACCCATCTGCCGCGCTCCCCAGTGGAACGCGGAAATAACTGGGCTAACAGCCTGAGTTCTCTCGGTAGGCTCGCGCTGCGCCAGCATGGGCAGCGCGACAAGCGTCGCAGCGGCAATGACCGTTGGTGTATCCACCGTTAGTACCATGTCGCCAAGGCGATTGTCTTTCCATGATGTGCAGAGCGCGATGACAGTGGTCGCAGAGCACGTCGCACTTAGCCAACTCGGCTTCCCGGCGATCATGACCCCAGTGCCACACTCGCGTAAAGTTGGGGGCCTTCGTGGTCTTATCCCGGTGATGGGCAACAAGGCGCTTGGTTGAGCCACATTTGACGCAGATCTTCCCAGCGAACCATGCGCCCCGGCGTTCGTGTTCGACGCGGCGTTCGCGTTTGCCCTTGTACTCGCGGTGTATGGCGCGACATGCCTCACATCGGCAGGCGTGGTAGTTGTATCCATTGAGGGTCCCATGCTCCATGTGGAATATGGTATCACAGAACTAGGTGAGGAAGGAAGCATGACTGCATACCCTCCAGAGATCCTCCGGCCCGACCCGATCGCACTCGGCGAGGGGCCTGCGGGGACCGGTAACGGGCCTGTCGTGATCGTCCAGAACAGCCCTGCGACGGGCGACATCATCACCCGTAACAGTGAAGGCTACTGGGTGAACGGGAGCCTCGCGACCGTGCTCGGCTCCCCCGGTGTTACGGCCGCAGTGTCGAAACCGACAGTGGTCTCCGGCGAACCGATCCAGGACGTCACCGGTGTCTGGTCGACATGGTATGTCGTGACCGCGACCGCCGGGAAAATCAACGTCTCGATCGGGTCATCCAAGGCTATCGCGGAAGCGAAAACGAACGAGATCATCCCCGCTGCAACGACCCTCGCCGTCAACGTCGAGGAGTTCCGGCTCCCGCCGAAGTGGTGGGTGCTCGTAGAAGTGACCACCGCGACGATCTCCGAAGTTCGAGTCGTCGAAGGCTAAGAGACCACCGCAAACAAAGGATCGTGACATGCCAGCAACACCACGCGATCTCCTGAAGCCGCGCGCACAGCGGCTTGCGGAGGTCTTCCAGTCCGAGCAGCTCCAGGCCGGCCAGGCCAACGCCCAGCAGATCATCTTCGGTCTCGAAGCGAAAGCCGAAGGCACCACCGTCAAATACGAAATCACTGCCGGGGAATACGCACCGGACGGGGTTTCTTTGCCGGTGTCGATCAAAGCCCAGACAGCGCTTGCGCTACCGTCCGGGGCAACGACCGGCGCCGGGCAGAAGTGCCTCGTTCTCGTCGAGGTCAACGCTGCGGAAGAAGTTTTCGCCACGGCGTCCGCCCTCACGTCCGGAACCCCAGTCCTCCCGGCCTTGACGGCTGGTACCGCAGCGAAACCGAAGCGGATCGCGGTCGCGGAAATCCTGGTGCCGGAATCGTTCACCGTCGGCACCAGCAAAACGTCACTCTGCACGTTCACGGCGATCAAGTACAGCGCGGGCAACGAGTCGCCGGTCGGCGGCTTCTAGACAGCAAGCAGAAGGAGAGAGAACATGGACACGATGCTGGACGTACTGTCGGTCTTGGACTCCAACGACGAGCCCGTTTACAGCAACTGCACGTTGCAGATGGGGGAAGTCGCCCTGGAGTTCAAGAACGGCCGTAGCAAGGTCGCAGAGCAGTACGCACCCGAGGTGCTTCGCAATCCGAAGCTGATGGTTCCAGGCTACACCGGACCGGCAGCCCCGAAGGTGCCGAATGTCGCGGCGGAGATCGCCGGTGATGTCCGCCAGCAGCGTCAGGAGTCCCCGGCAGAGACCGAGGCCCGGGTAGCTGCATCGGAGGAGTATCTGCGCAGCCAGGGCATCCCTATCCCAGAGCGTGTGGCGCCCGTGGCACCTTCAGCGGAGACGGAGGAGTTGAAGGCCAGGATCGCGGAGCTGGAGGCAATGGTCGCCAGTAGTGTGGACCTGAACACCAAGAAGACGGGGGACGCTTTGCCGGATGGCGGGAAGCGACAGGGCATCGAGTTCCCGGCTGATGGCAAGCCACACACCGCGTCGCTGGAAGGCCCCGATGGCAAATCGAAGGAAATCACCACGAGTGTCAAGGTGCTCCCTCCGGATGAGGCTGTGCTGCCCGAGGGCGTCGAGCCGCTCACCACGGACGGCGAGCCTCGCTGCTGGGCACGTAAGGGTGACGGTACCCAGTGCTCCAACGCGTCGCTCGAGAACAGTCATGCCTGCGGTCTTGCAGCCCACAAAAAGCTCGTGAAGTAGACACCTTCCGTCCTCCCCGCAAGGACGGAAGCGGCCGGGCGTCCCGCGCGTCACCCTCTCTCCGCTCGCGGGACGGCCCGGCACCCTTGAGGGAGAGGAACCAATGGCCGTAAACGACAACCGTCCCCAGGTCTCGCAGGTCCTGCGCCGGCTCGGAGCCCTACCGGCAGCATTGCTCTCCCCGTTCGAACTGAAGGAGGGCGATGTTACGATCTACCCGCTGATCGAAGAACTCCTGTGGGAGTCGATCGCATGGGTCGAGGACCAGGCCACCACCGCATTCAACTGTCGCTATCTCCCCGTCACCCAGGAAGGCATCGCGCTCGAACCGGAGCCCGAAGGCGAACAGGGCGAAGGGAAAGAGATCCTCGAACGGGGGTTCAAGCTCCCCGAAGGTCAGTGCTTCGAGTACGGGGAAGAAGTCGGCTACGAGGTGTTCGACGGGAACACCACGAACCAGATCCAGCCTCGTAAGCGCCCGATTGCCCGGATAGCTGCACTGCAGGTCGTCACTCCGATCCTCGGCTACACGAGGGTGTACACGGCGGAAGAGATCAAGAACTACGTCAAGGAGGGCGTCGTCAAGGTCTGGACCTACAAGTTGGCTGTCGAGCAGGCCCTTCTGCAGACGATCGACTACCAGGCCTGGGGTTCCCTCTTCCCGCCACTCCCCCAGGCGGTGCAGCTCGCCTACGCGTACGGCTACCCGCTGTTCGACCCGGAGCACGAATTCGGCGGCACTGTCGGGGTTGGGCCTGGCACAAGCTACGACGGTGGACGGTACTGGCATGTAGGGGACATCCGTGACCCAGAGCAGCTCAACTGGCTGCGGAACCTGCAGCAGGCCGCGGTCTGCAATGCAGCGGCCGAATTCTTGGGTCAGTCGGCCGGTCTCGCGAGAGGCGTCGTCTCGAGCGTCAGCTTCGACGGGTACAGCCGGGGCCTCTCCACCTCCCCGTTCCAGTCGGAGGTCCAGGCCCTGATCTCCCGGCGCGACGAGCTGATGGGTCGCCGCAAGCGCCGCTACATCATGAGTACGATCGGATGAGCTTCGAATCTCCCAACGGCCCCGTCCCCCAGTTCACACCCTCAACAGTGGACTTGGACTCGGCGGTCATGGAAGAGTTGTTCTCGTGGGAGGGTGCCGTGTCCCTAGGGTGGGAGGTGGCAAGTCGCTGCTCGTGCTACTCGGCTGATAGCAAACAGCCGGAGTGGGGACACGAACCTTGCAAGGGGTTGGGTGTCATATACGCCCCACGAGTAGAAATCAAAGGCCTGTTCCGCAGCCAAGACCGCTGGCTATCCTTTCGCCGGGAGGGGGAGCTGGAGCGAGGCGAAGCCCAGCTCACAACCCCACTTGACATCCGCCCAGGCTACATCGACCGTCGCGTCAGGGATCGGATCATCACCCTCTCCGCCGTAGGAGACGCCGAGGAAGGCCGGGTTTTCTATCCCGCCGCGCAAGCCAAGCCCTTTATCTTCGCTGGCGCCCAGCGTGCGTGGCGGGTGAGCCTGCAGTCCGCGAGCGAAGCCGACCAGCTCGTCAACTATGGGGTGTAAACCATGGCCCTCATCGAAGCGCGCTACGAACGGGGCAGCCTGCAGGTCCTGATGAAACGCGCCACGCTGACGCAGCTCGGTGGTGGTAACCGTGTGCTCGGCGAAGGCGTGCGGGATGGCGCGGAGAAGATCCGTCAGCGCGCAGTCCGCAATGTGTCGGGCTACCCCGTGACGTACACGGGCGGCGCGTTCGTGGTCAGGGTCAAGACCGGGGCGTTGAAGGGCGCGATGGAAACAGAATGGCCGTTCACGAGCCAGTGGACCGCGCGCGTGTTCGTCAACGGCACGCACACCTCAACTTCGAACACGGGTGGTTACCCGGGAAAGCCGGTTCCGGTCAGCCGGTATGCTGGCGCGATCGAGCGCGGCCACAAAGAGATCGACCTGAAGAAGACGATGCTCGGCAAGACCGTCCCGTTCTTCGGCGCCCGGGCCCTGAACCCCTCCGGTCCATATTCGGCAACCGGGTTGCGGAAGACCGAATACCTGACCGAAGGCTCCGATGGTGTGCTGAAGCGCGCCAGTAGCTATCGCAGCGAGAGCCTCGAGCAGAAACTTCGCTCTCAGGGCAAGTCGCCGATGAACTTCGACCGTAAGCGCACCGCGTCCGGCGGCAGCTACTTCATCGCGTTCCGGAAGGTCGGTAAAAAGGGCTGGATCATCCCCGAGGCGAAGCCCCGGCCGTTCATGGACGCGGCGGCGCAGGCATCGACACAGGACGTGCGCCGGATTATTGGCGGGAAGGTGAGGGTGGTCCTCGCGGAAAGGTAGCGATGGAGCAGCAGATCGCGGAAATCCCCACGCCGACCGTCACCTACCCGACACAGGAAGGCCTCGTTTTCCCCGAAAACGGGGAAGGACTGAACTTCGGTCCCGCAGGGCTTGCGTTTCCTTCCGTTGCACCCGACGCCAGCGGTTTCTTCCCGTCGTATCTGCCGAATCCGGAGCAGATCGTTTGGGACACCCTGAACGATGCGACGCAGGTTGCCGTGTTCTTTCCAGAGGACACCGACCAGGGCCTCACCCTTCCCCTCACATTCGAGACACCACCCGACATTGGGCTATTCGCCGGCATCGACCCGGAAACGTACCCCACAGTCAGCGGAATCACGAACAGCCCGATCAAGATCGTCAAGGGCTGGCCCACCTACCCCGGGGCGATGCCGCAGATCGGCGTGGCAATCGCTACGGAGAGCGAGGACGGCGCCGGGAGGCTCGGGCAGGGTGGCTTCGCCGGGGACGCGTATGTGCGCGATGGGGAAGACAACATCGTCGCAACGTGTGCCTACTACGCGGAGCCGCTGTACAGCGTTGTCGTAGTCGAGCTGATCCATGTCAATCGCGACGAGCGAGATCGGCTGCACAATCAGCTGCGCCGCAAGCTCTACCCGCTCAGACATCTCGTGCCGTCGTCGAGTTCACAGGTCAAGGAGCTGCAGGTCCAGGCCGAGAAGCAGGACCTCCCCGTCGACGAGCAGCCGAACACCATCTACGTGAGCCTTTTCACCGTCGAATTCTGGTCGGAGGCGCTGATCCCGACACAGGTGCAGGTCAACCCGGCCGTCATCGGATCGATCGAGGCGGCGGTCGACGTCGAACTGAACATCGAGCCGTACTAAGGAGGGCGCATGCCCCGCAAAACGACAGAGCCGACGGTCTCCGCAGAGGACGCGATCGGCGACGACACACGCGAACGAATCCCGTTCGCGGGCCTACTTGCGGAGCGGCCAAACCTGCGGAACGAGCAGCACACCCACGCGGAGTGGCAAGAGCTACTCGACGCCTACCTCAACCCCAGTGAGGACCCAGATGCCGGCTAATCTCGTCACGCGCCCCGACTTCAACGTCGTACAGCCGGGTGCCTATAGTGCGGTCAACGCGAGCGAACTGCAAAACCCCGCACCCAACACCGGTCCGATACCCGCGATCCTGGGTGCCTGCACGGGTGGTAAGTCGGGCGAAGCGATGTACTTCAGCTCCCCGGGTATCCTCGCCTCCGTCCTGCGATCCGGACCGGCATACGATGGGGCCCGAATTGCGCTCGCGAAGTGCTCGCAGGTTTGTGTAGTACGGGTCGGCAAGAAAGTCACGCAGGCCACCATCGAACTGGCCGGTGCGACAGGTGAGCTCGTGAAGCTCACCTCCTTCGGCTATGGCATATGGGCGAACGCGATCACCGTCGCAGTGGAAGCGGGCCCGATCGTGGTCCTCAAGTACACCGACCCGTCCGGCAACGTGTACCGTGAGAAATGGAACTTCGCCAGCCTTGAATCTGGCAAACCGACCAACGCGCATATCGCTGCGGCGATCAACGGCGAACTGTTCGGCTACACCGCGAGTAACTTCGTCACCGCCGAAGCGAAGGCTGGCACGGGCGAACTGAAAACAGCGTCCGCTACCGCACTGGCGGGTGGTGAAGAAGAAGCCCCCGAAGCGGCCAACTGGGTTGCGGGTCTCGCCGCGCTGGAATCGCAGCCGATCAGCATCATCACACCGATGACCGCTGAAGCGAGCGTGCATGCGATGGTCGAAGAACACTGCAACATCATGAGCAACGGGAACGCTCGCAAAGAGCGCACCTGGATCGGCGGCGGAGCGGTCGGGGAGACGTACACGAAAACGATCGAACGGATCAACGGCTCAAGCCCACTGCAGAACAAGCGCACCCAGATCGCCTGCCCCGCCATGTACTTCTACAACTCCACCGGGCAGCTCACACTCTACCCCCCCTACTACCGGGCAGCGATGTACGCCGGCATGCACTGCGGTCTACCGGACGTCGCGACATCCCTCTGCCATGAGGAAACGATCGAGGTGGCACCCGAGACCGTCTACTCCACCGCGCAGGGTGCGGAACTCGACCAGCTCCTGCTCGCCGGCGCCTCACCATCCGCGCCCAAGCCCGGTGGGGGGACGTACGTGGTGGACAGTCTCTCGACGAGCAACGAAGCAGCCGGGTACTACCGGGACTACCACAAGACACGCTCGGCCGACTATGTGTCGCGGTTTCTGCGCACTGAACTCGAAGCAAAGTACACGGGCGGAAAGAATCTCAACGGGACCGCCGAATCCCAGGAAAAGACAGCGGAACTGCTGCTGAAAGAGTTGCTGTCGGCGCAGATCATCCGTGCGTTCAAGCCGCCTACCGTGGAGCCCGGGCCGACTACGGGTGCGGTGGTTACGTCGTCGAACTCGTACATCCTCAACGCGCCGGTGATGCTGATCGACGCGGACAAGTACACGTTCATCGAAGTGGCGCTCCAGTCACCCAACGCGATCCAGACAGGGGCGTGATCTGAATGGCTACTATCTTGCAGCCAAAAGAAGAACCGGGTGCCGGAGGGATCACGTCCCGCAACGCGACACGGATCAACCTGCGGATCAACAACAACCGCGTCGGACGTGTCCAAAGCATGGGACGCTCCGCGAACAACAACGTGCAGGTCCTCCGCGAGCTCGGCGCACAGGTCGCCGTAGAGCTGAAGAAGGGCATCAGCGAATACACGTTCACGATCGCGAAGATGTGGGTCCACAACGATGTGATCGACGAACTCGAACAGGGAGCGATCTTCGAACTCGAGACCGTCGACGAATCCGCACAGAACCCCATCACGGGCAGCGGCAGTACCGAAATCCTCGACCTGTTCAAATACTGCGCGATCAACAGCCTCGACCGCCAGTACACCGCGGGGCAGGCCACGGTTGCGGCGAACGTCTCGGTAGTCGTCATCGGCCAGCCGCAGGGCGGCCAGCTTTCAGAAGGCTGAGAGTGGCAGCCGAATAGGCAGCCACGAACATAGACACCCTCCGGGTGTCGTCATATAGGCGCCACAGGTCGCCCACCCAACCTAGGTCGCAACCCCTCCCTGGGGTTGAGCCGTCTCTCGGGGACGGATTCGGGTGGACGGCCCGTGGCGCTTTTTGTCGTTGTACGAGCAAAGGAGAGAGAACATGGACGAGCTTCAACAGATCGCAGCGGGCGACGCGGTGCCGTGGAGCGAGACCTTCAAGCACCCGCAGCACGGTGAGCTAACCGCACGGGTGGCGAACCTCCCGAAAAACCGGGATTGGCTCAAGCACGCCAACGAATGTGACCTCCTGATCCGGGAGATGGGGGGAGACCCAAATGCCGCGAGCGAAGGCACCACACGCTTCGCCGGCGCGCTCGCCGGGTTCAGGGTGATCTTCGCGCCGATCGTGACGGCAGAGAGCCGTACGGTCGATCCCGAGGACGGCCATGAGCGCATCGAAAAGCACCTCTACGACCCGATGGACGACGAGAACATGGAGATCCCCGTCAGGGTGTGGCTCAACTTCTGCGACTGGCGCCAAAGCCTCTTGAACAGGGCCGGTGACCTGGGGAAATCCTCCGGGGAGACGAATGGCAACGGGTCCGACGCATCGTCGCCCGTGGATACGGACTCCCCTTCAACGACCCCCGCCTAGAAGACTGGACGGACGCCGACTATCTCCGCGAGTTCGCATTCATCGACCTCGAGGCGAAAGGTGCCCTCGTAGACCCGAGCGCAGCCGACGCTGAGGATGAGTTCGAGGAGGAACTAGGACGCGCCGCAGCCGGGGAATGGGAGGCTCTGGGCCTCGACTCACCAAAGGATCTTCAGCCCGCGAGCATAGAGGAGTTCCGCAATGGCAGTTGACAGCAGCGGCTCGATCCCTGTGCAGGCGGTCCTGAAACTGATCATCGACCGCGGTGGCACCCAGGCGATCGAAGACCAGCTCAAGAAACAGGACGAGTCGTTCACCAAAGTCGAGCAGACCGTTACTCGTATCGGGACCGGGATGGAGGGCGTCGCCCGCACAGTCGCCGACCTCGCCGGTGTCGCCGGGGTTGGTGCGCTGCTGGACAAGTTCGTGAAGGTCGAGACCTCCGCGTCAAATGTCGCACTCGCGATGGGCAAGGTCACCGGCGGCCCAGGCGCATATCACCCCATCGGCCAGGAACTGCTCGGCGTGCAGTCCCGCACCGGCGTGACGGTCGGCGAATCCGAATCCGCGCTGCGGTCCCTCGCGGCGAGCGTGGGCCTCTCCCCACGCGCTGGACAGGCCGGGATGCTCGCCGAAGTCATCGCCGGCTACAGCAAGGTCACCGGCATGCCCTCGTCCACGCTCGGAGCCATTCTGGGACCGATGCTGCAGGCCGAGGGACGAGGATCGACAGCTAGTGCGTCTGCGTACACGCTTGGAGAAGCTCGAGCGAACCTCACAGCCTTTCCCGGCTCGCAGATCGAAGGGATGCTGCCCGTCGTCTCGAACCTCACGACCTCCGCGGCCCTCGGGACTGCAGGGGGGTCTGGTAAGGGCGTGAGCGTTGGCGGGATCTCCTCGCTCATCAACGCGATCTCCGGCCCTGGGAGCGTGCTGCGTCAGCCCGGTGTCGCCGAACAGGCCGCGCAGGGCATTGGTGGAACTCTGCAGGGTGCCTACCAGAACCCGCGCGTGTACGCGTTCATGAAAATGGCCGGTGTTAGCTTCAAGGAATCGCAGCTCGGGTTCAACGACCCGGCCACCATGGAAAAGATCGTGCGGGAGGCCAACCGCCAGTACCCCGGGAACACCGAAACGGACTGGAAAATGCGGCGCCTCTTGTACCTCGAACTCGGCCAGGGTGAGGCTGGGGCCGACGCGTTGGAACGCATCGAATCCGCGACGCATGGGGGGACCAAGGCTCTACATGTCGCTACGCCGCAGGTGAAGAAGGAAGCCAAAGAAGCTCACAACGCACAGACTCTCACGACCCCTGAATCATGGCTGTCGAAACTCGCCGGCAAAGTGCAGGGATTCGCATTCGGAAGCCTCGGCGGGGCTGGGGCGACTCTTGGCGGACTGATCCTTGGCGCGGGCGCGGGGAAAGCCGCCATCGGAGGAGTGCAGAGCGGTATAGAGGGACTGTTCGGCGGGGGCGCGGAGGGTGCCGCGGAGGCAGGTGGTGCAACGCTCGGGGATCTGGCCGGCGGTGTGGCAACGGCTGGTGTACTGTCGACGGTCATGTCGCTGATCGATCCGGGTGGCAGCGGCGACATCATCGGGAAACTTACCGGTGGAGGCCTCTCTGGAAACGTGTCGGGCAACTCACGCAAGGCGATCGAACAGCGCGCTAACGCGAAAGCCGTCGAAGGGGTCGCGGCTGCCGCCCAGCGAAAGTTTGGGTCCGGGTGGAACACGGGCGCCGGACGCAAGTGGATGGAAAAAGAACTGAACAACCCGCACTCCCACTATGACCAGGAGACGTCGGTGGGGATCGGGGAATCGCAGACAAGCATGCACCCATGGGCCGCGACGCATCTTCTCCAGCAGTCCCTCAACGCGGCCGGGACCGCTAGCGGCGGCGGGGAAGGGGCACAGTTCTCCGAAGCGGTCAAGAAGTTCTCCGAAGCCGTCGCGAAGATGACCGGCACCCACAGCACCTCCTACGGCGGGGGTGCGGCGATGCACAACGCGTCGTTCATGGGTGCACCTGCGGTAGCGGCAATGCAGTCCAGTGTTCCGGGGATGGTCATGGCCGCGTTCCTATCGAAGGGGGGCGGCACGACCCCGATGAGCGCGGGTGCGGGAACTCAATTGGCGTCCTACTCCGGATCGGCTAGCGGTGGCTGGAACTCGGTGCTCGAGAAGTACAGCGGCAACAGCTACGGTCTCTCTCACGTCGAACAGCTCGCCGGCGAACAGTCCGGCGGCGGAGCACACGCTGGTGATCGCGCGACGGTTGAAGCGGACGCTAAGAAGTACGGCATCCCCTTCAACGTTCTGTGGGGCGTTTATGGGGCCGAGTCGAGCTTCGGGAAGGCCAAGAGCAACTTCGGCCTGACCGGGCAATATCCGGGCACCGGTACATCTGGCAACTTCGGAACGGATGCGCGCATGTCGGCTGAAGATCTTGCGGCGCTCGCTAAGCAGTTGCACATCAACGTCAATGTGAACGTCGGAGGGTCAAAGGTCGAACAGCACAAGGCCAAGGTCGGAGGGCAGCTCGTATGAGCGTCTACGCCTATCCCGGTAGCCAGGAAGCCCTCAAGCTCGACGGGGAACGCGCAATCGAAGGCTTTGCTGCAGGCGCAACCAAGCAGCTCGCGACCGCCAACGCGTCCCCGTTCTCGTGGAACGCTAAGAGCCCTACAGCTAACCCGCGCGTCGGCTGGATTTTGAAGCAGGATGGCAAGGAAATCGCAAATTGGGCGTTTTCGATCAACCCGCAGGCGATCACCCGGTCTCCGACTACCAGAACGCAGATGTTTGCGACCAGGGGAGCATTCTACGTCGATGACTTCGGTGCCGGCCCAACTTCGATCCAGATCAACCAGCTCATCGGAGCTGGCATCCAGAAGCCCGGGGAATACCAATCACTGAGAGAGAGCGTCCTCGGGTTCTACGACCAGATCTGGGTGCCAGCCGCAGGTCCCGGATATAGCAATACGCCCGTGGAAGTGTTCTTCTACGACAACCACCTGTTCGCTGGCCTACCTGCCGCCGCGAAGATACCCGAGCGCGTGTACTTCCCGGCACAGAACAGCTTTTCGCTGATGCGCTCCGTGTCGCAGAACAACGTGTGGCAGCTCACGATCACGATGATCGGCCTCGAAAAGCCATCCAACCCGACCGCCCTCCCTGGGGCAAAGGGGAAGACGAAGCCTTACCGCGTGAAAGCGAACGAGACGCTGAAGAAGATCGCCACCCAACTCGCTGGGAAGAAACCGACAGCGAAGCAAACGCTGGCGATGGAGAAAGCGATCGTCAAGCTCAACCCGAGCATCGCAAAGAACCGGCCAGAGAACATCTACTCGCCGCTGAACAGCACAACGCCGGTCTCCACGGTAGAAGTGAAGCGCAACCATGTCCATGAGGGCGAGATAATCACGGTCCCGGCCTGATGGCCGTCCAGGCGATCTCAAAGGATGTTGTCAGGCTCGGCCCATGGGACCGCCGCTACACCCCGGCCTACCAGATCGACTGGTATCGGGACGGCAACCCGGCGAAGGTGATTCACGGCGAGTTCGATACCACGTCGATCGTCAGTATCGAAACGTCGAAGAACATCACGAACATCTCTGGGACGTTTCGGATCGTACTCAAGGACGCCAGGGCCGAACACGCCATAGCTCCGATGGATGTGGCGATCATCAAGCTCAAGGGGCACAACGTACCCCTGACGACAGTTCTACACGGGGTTGTAGATAACGTCGAAAAAGAAGATGCGGCTGAACTCGAATCGGCTTCGGAGAACACGGTCATCGAAGGCCGCTGCATGGGGAAGTATTTGCAGATCAACAGCCTGTTCCTGCCGGTCTGGGAAACGCAGGGACTCCTTCCAACCGCGTTGACGTTCGGTCTGGGTGATAGCACCGAAAAGGCCGGTACGACCGTCAGTGTGACCGTCCCCAAGGAAATCTTTGGCTACGTCTACCGACGCTACATAGTCGGTGAATCCAAACGCGTCGGGATCTCCGGCACCCCCGCCGCCAAGCACTGGTTGAACAAGGACACCCGCTTCGAAGAGGTCAAAGTCAAAGGTGAGGGGACCTACCATGTTCCCTACATCCAGTTCGACGAAAACACCACCGACCAGGTCCTCACGGCGCTCACGATCACAGGTTTCACCGAGGGTTGGGTTGACGAGTTTGGGTACGTCGTCTACCGCCCACCAGGGTGGGATCTCCCCGTCAACTACGTGCTCTCCACGGAAGGACTCCTGAACGACCAGCTAGGCGGCTCCGATGTCGGGCTCGTGACCTACGTAGAGGTCGTGCCATCCGGGGCGCTGGGAATCAGCACCGCCGCACAGCAAGCCACGGCGGCTGGTCGCGCTCCGATGCCATCAAACTATCACGCGAGCATCACGGGCACCGGGGACGAAGGCCACGCCTATGTAGACAAAGAATTCGTGATCGACGCGAACGGGAAAGGCGAAGTCACAAAGAAGGGCGCCGAGAACTACTGGTACCGACGGCAACGCAAGTACGGGCTCCGTCCCTACCAGGTCACCAGCCCGCTGCTCGTCAGCCAGGCCCAAGCCCAAGCCCAGGCCCAGGGGCTGCTGAAATTCCTCGGGAACCGCCTCACAAAGACCGGTACCGTGACGATCCCCGGCGAGCCGAACATTCGCCTCGGCACGACGATCCTGATCAAGGGCACTTTGCGCGGAAAGAAAATCGAACGGACCTTCTACATCGAAGGTGTCAGCCACGAATACATCGACGGCCAGGGCTACAAGACCACACTCGAACTGACGCATGGTCGGGACCCGTGGGACCCCGAGTGGAAGAGCATGGTTCTCGCTGCTAACCCGTCGGAAGCCGCGATGCTCGCCGAAGTCGGGGGTGTGAGCGAACCAAACTCGGGGGCTGCGGAAGGACAGGAAGCGAACACGATCCCCGGCGAGTCGGGCAAGGTCCTCGCGAACGGCGAAGCCGTAGCACCAGCTGAAGCCCCACGGCAGGTACGGCAGATGCTTTCCGCCGGCAACGAAATCCGCAACAAGCCGTATGTCTACGGCGGTGGCCACGGGCAATCCCTTGAAACCCCGGCGCAATCCTACGACTGCTCCAGCTCAGTCGACTACCTTCTCTTCCATGCTGGCCTGATCGGGAACGAAACACCCACGAGCGGCGACCTCGAGGGAATGTTCGAATCGGGTCCTGGGAAGTGGGTGACTATCTACGCCAACGCCGAACACGTGTGGATGGTCGTCGCCGGGATCTCCTGGGACCACGGCGAAGGGCACTGGTATCAGGGCATGCGCGGGGATGGTAATGAGGATCTGTCGAGGTTCGTCGTTCGTCACCCAAAGGGCTTCTAATGCTGCGCCAGAACGACATCGACCGGCTACAGGGTGTGCGAGGCCTCACACGCTCTAACGCAGGCGCGGCCACTGGGCTGCGCGAAGCCGAAGTCGTGACGGTCCATGCGCATGGCAAGCTGGATGCCCGGATGACATCGGGGCGCTCTGTGACGGTCGGTGCGCGCTACCCGCTCTGGTACGAACCGCAGATCGGAGACAGGGTGCTGCTCGGCGAACTACAAGGAGACGAGCGGATGCGCGTTGTGCTCCAGGTGATGAGCGACAAGACCGGTGGGGCGCCGAAAGTGGTGAGCTGACATGGGCAACGAATACGGCGTGGACCTCGCGATCGAAGGTGATGGGGATCTCGCGGTCAACTCGGCTGGCGGCCTGACGACAATCGGCGAATACCAGGTGATGGCGCAGGCCCTCCAGCTGCGCATACGCACAGCGTTGGGCGACCTCGCGTTGCACCCGACGTACGGTACGGACCTACCGACCGGGTCGAAGATGGACCCGACCGCGGTAGCGGCAGCGTTGAACGGCGAGTTGGCGCAGGCGATAGTCAACGACCCACGTATCCAGTCCGCGACCGTGACAGGCGTGGAATACCCCGCGTCGGGTAACCCTACGGCCGTGTCCCTCGAAGTGACCGTGCTTCTGGCCGGCGGTGAGCAGTTCGCGGTCTCCGGGCTACCCGGCGAAGTCCGGCTGAGCGAAGTGACGCTCACCGGGAATGTATCCGGGGAATCCGACCTGAGCCCGTTCGAAGAACAGCCCTACTTCGCGGGGGAAGACGAAACACGCGAAATCGAAGACGAATCGGAAGTCAACAGCTTGGTAAATGACATCACAGGGAGCTGACCCGTGCCCGGACCCGTCACTAGCGTCTACATCCCCGTCGATACGGCCGTCGGATTGCAGATCGCCTCCATGCAGTCTGAAGACTCGCCGCTAAGCGATTTTAGCGAAGGCTCGGCGACGCGGACGATGATTGAGAACACGGCGATCCTTGTGAGTACCCAGTCCCAGGTCGCGGACCAGCTCCAGCAGGACTCGTTCTTGGAAACGGCGACGGAAGCGGCGTTGGATGCGCAGGGCTCCAACTGGCAGGTCACCAGACTCCCTGCTGTTCAGGCGACGGGCACTGTCAAGATCACCCGCGAATCCGGCGATGGAGCACTGACGATCCCCGCCGCATGGGGCCAGCTGACTGTGCCTCCGTCGGTACCGGGTGGGGAAGGTGTCGCGTTCCTCACGACGACGGACGCTGAATTTGCGGAAGGCGTTACGGAAGCGACCGTGCAAGCGCAGGCCGTGATCGGCGGAACCGTCGGAAACATCACCGAGGGAACGGTGCTCGTGCCGATCAGTCCCGTGAGCGGCATCTCGAGCGCCACCGGCTTCGTCGTCTCCGTGACGTTCACAGGGGGCGTCAACGAAGAGACCGACGAAGCGTACCGAGCACGCATCCCGAAGGTTGTGCAGGGCCGCGTGAAGGGCCGCAAGGTCAGCTTCGAAGGCGCCGCTCTCTCCGTACCCGGCGTGGAATCGGTCGGTGTGCTCAGGGCCGGCACGGAGCGCAGCAACAGCACCGTCGTCGAACCGAGCTATGTCGAAGTGGCCTACCAGGGCGTCGAAGGCCTCCTTGCGGCGGTCACGTCGGCGTGTGAAGAAGCCGCCACGATCAACCAGAAAGTGGTCGTGGTCTCCGCGGCGGCCCTTGGCTCTCCACGGGGCAAACAGCGTCTCCGGTTCAGCGGGACGATCTACTATGCACCGGGTATTGACCCGACGACGTTGGAAGCGGAAGTCGTGAAGCTCGCGGTCGAATATGTCCAGAAAGTCGGCCTCGGTGGCACTCTGTTTATGAGTGGGCTAATCGAGGCGATCCACGCCCTCCCGAACGTGATCTCGATTAGCATTCCGCTTACTAGACTCGCGATCTATCCGGAAACGGGGGCGACGGACATCCCGACGTTCCCGGACCAGTACGTCTCGCTGGCCGAATCAGACATCTCCCTAACCCTCACGGAAATCTGAGGAGCTGACAATGGCACGCTGCCCTATACCTTTCGTGCTCCAGTCTCCAGTTACGGGCTCCGCGCTGGTAGGCGACAAATTCACGTTTACGATTCACGAACCCGGCAAATCTCTCGGGTCTGGGGCGGCCGCAACCATCTATACCACCGAGACCGAAGCGACCACCACGGGCTCAAACGTACTGACGACAGACAGCAGGGGGTCGTTGACCCAGGGCGAATCTGCCTCCCCGGCGTGGGCCTGCTACTGGATCGCGCCAGCTACATACGACATCCTGATATCCGGTGCGGGGCTCAAATCGGTGTATATCGTCCGGGACCTCGTCTCGGCCGAGCCCGAATCGGTTGGGACCCCCCTACTAGCGAACCTTGCGGTCACGGAACCCAAGCTTGCCGCCGCGGCTGTCACCGGAGTGAAGCTCGGTGAGGGTACCGTGCGCCAGGAGACGGGCACCACGCAAAGCTTCCTATCATGGGGCGAGATCACCGGAACCACCGGAGCGACTTTGTCCGGGAGCGGGGACTTTACGGCGGTAAAAATCGAAACAGGTAAGTACGAAATTACCTGGACTAAAGAAAAGTCATCGGCTAACTACGCGGTGATTAGCACATGCGCCAACAAAAATTGCGTGGCCACTGTAGAAACGACGACCGCAAAAGGCTTTATAATGAGGCAGTTCTCGGAAAACGTGGCGGTTGGAGTTAACTTTAGCTTCGTCGCCCTCAGTGCTAGCTAGCCACCGTGGAACCCGGCAGCCAGCGACAACGCCATCTATACAGTCATCATCTTGTAGCGACACGACATTGAGGCACAGCATCAAAGTTAGGCGAGCCTTCTTCTACGATGGCGTTCATTATCGAGCTGGGTGAACCGCCGTCAGGGATACCCGCGAAATGTCCCTCCTCATGTACCACTACATCACAAAACCAGCGGTAGTTTATGGCCTCCGTTGTTGCGGGATTCCGTCGTGCCCATACTTCTTCGTTTAGGTGAATCACGCACAGCGGATCATCAACGATAGACCAGGCAAGCACCCCCGCATCCGACGAAGCATCCGCGAAGGACACACCTGCAGTGCTGCTGTACTGCACGCGCACACCCGTCGGGCAATGGAGCTGTTGCCCCCAGTAGGACGTAGCGGTGGCCTCAGCCCTCAATGTGGGGCCGTTGACAACATTCATCCCGATGGGATAGGCGACTGTGCTAGCGGGCAGCGAGAGCGAGACGAGTACGGCGAGGATGGCTGCTAGCTTTGGGCGTGACATGGGATCTAACCTCCTGTGTCCATGCCCCCGGCGTCCAACCGCGCGGGGGCGCTTTGTAGGCCCAGCATCCCACGGATCGGAACGCCTGTCAAGACCCGATGAGGCTTAAGAGGGTTGTGAGTCCCGCGATGACGGCGAGCACAGCTATCGGAGCGAGGAGCAGCGTGAGGTGTCGTCCCCAGCGTATGCCACGCCGCTCGGAGGCGTCTGTTGTCTCCGGGGCTGTGTGGCGCGCCCACGTGGGAAGGCTCTCGGGCTCCCGGGTTGTCCGTGAGCGGGCTCTTACGCTCTCCTCCCATGCGATCTCCGCTTCACGAGCCTTCACGCGCTTGCGGGCTCGCTTGCGGTCCCCCCGCGCTCCGAGCGCCAGGACCGCCAGGAACACGGCGAGACCTGAGACAGCACCCAGGGCGGGGTAGCGCATCGGTGCGGCCCAGCTGTTGTGGAACCCGACGGCCCCCCAGTAGCCGACGAAGAGGCCCGCGATGATGGCGCAGAGCTGGTTGTAGAGCCGGTGGAGCGCGTCGAGGAAGCCCATTTGGGTCGAGGACCTTACCAGAACAGTCCAGTGAGCGGAATGGAGGGGCCGTATGGCCGAAGAGATCGCCCCAGACTTCGCGCCGGCGCTCGAAGACCTTCAAGACCATCTGCCGTACTGGTGGGCATCTCGCGAGCCGAACTCGGCGCTCTACAGCCTCCTCGCGGCTTCTGGTGTGGTGTTCGACCAGCTCGCATGGCTGTGGGAGAACCCGTATCTGAACTCGGTCCTCGACACGGCCGACGGGGAAGGCCTGTTGCGGAACTTCGCGTTCGCATGGGGCTTGCAGTCGGAACAGCTACCCCCCACGGTCGAACAGATCCGCTCCTATATCAAAGCGTGCGCGGAATCCGACGGGAGCCTCGAGAGCCTCCTCAACACGCTCACAGCGCTTCTGGAAACATCGATCAACACCACCGGGGGAGCGGTCCTCACGTTCCCCTCGGGTGGGGAAGGGTTCACGTTCCCAGCAAACGGTGAAGGGCTCAAGCTCTACCAGTTCGCCCCCGGCGACGAGCCGACTGCCGGCCTGATCTTCCCCGCTAACGGAGACGGGCTCACGTTCCCCGTCCTCCCCTTGAGCCTGCCGTCGGACAATGTGATCGGCGCTACCGGCGAAACACCACCCGGCGCAGGTCCAGGCTTGATCTTCAGCCAGAACGGCTTCGTGTCCATCCAGCAGAACACACCGACCCCGGATCAGTTCACGGTCGAAGTGTGTAGCTGGCTGACGTTCGATCGCAAAGCCTTCCAACGCGCTGTCGAACGCTACGAACCCGCGGACTGCCTTCCGGCGGTCATCCGCGAAGTCGAAGCCGTCTAAGACCAACCCCACAGTAAGGAGCGCACATGTCGGCCATCAAGGTCTTCGTAAATGGAGGCACGCTACTCCCTGGTGATTTGAACGCGATTGCCACTGACTATGGCGGCGCATACGAATACAAAAAGCACCTGCTGGCGCAGTCCACGCTCCTCCAGGAACCGGGTGCCGCTACATATCTGCTCGGCGCGGGGAGCCCGAACGTGATCCATACGGCGGAACTCGCCGGCCTCGCGGCGTTCTACCTGAACCCGGCGGACTACAAAGAGTCGGCGGTCAACGAACGGACGGTGAAACTGAACCTCCAGGCAACATGCGTCACGAACGCGGTTGCTCCTGCGGTGACGTTCACGGTGGGGTTGTATCCGGTGTCTGGGTCTGCTGGCGCGGAAAAAAAGGTCGAATTGACGCTTGGATCGGTCGTGTCTGGGTCGACGGCTGCGTTTACAACGCCAGCCAAAGAAGTCCAGGTTGAGCAGGCGAGCGGCCTGTTCACGTGCCCATCCGCGGGCCTGTATGCCGTCGCGGTCGTGGTTTCGGGTAGCGCCGCGGCCAAATCGGCTGTTGCGGTGCGCGCCAATCTTCAGATGAGCCAGGTCTGACGACTGGCCAGTTCGGGCTGGCGGATGGCATAGAAGGGGAGAGCGCCCATGCCGTCAAACCCGTGGAACCCCGGGAGGTCCGGAATGATCGTAAGCAACCTGCATAGAGCGGCCAGATGAATGGCGCCCGTCAGGAAGCTATGGCGGCGCGTGTCCCGGGACTGGCCCCGGTGGGCGCAGATCGGGGGACTCCTACTCGGGGCGCAGCAGATCGTCTCGTGGTGGGCGGGAGGCCACGAACCCAACCTCGGGGCGATCACATTCGCTGGAGCCCTGTTGATGTTCCAGCGTGTGGCGTCTGCCCGCCCCTCCAAAGACCACGACGCCCGTGGCGGCCCCTGATGCAGGGCCTACAGCATCATCATCTGGTGTGGGTGCTAGCGGGTAGCGCGGTCGCGGCGGTCGCGCAGTGGATCGGCTTGTTCCATGTCTAAGCTCAAGACTGTTGGGCGAGCGCTGGACAAGCTGAGCCCATGGATCGCGATCGGGCTGATCGCACTCGGCTTCTCGCAGATCCATAGCCAGGGCGTCAGCGAGGAATCGCTACGCACCGCGCAGCTGCGGTCCTGCCACCGCCTGAACGTGATCAGGGCCGAGGACAACCGTAGCCACTTCGACGACTACCGCTTCGACTCGACGCTCGCTGCGCTGCTCCGGATCAGCCTCGCGCAGCCACAGGAACCCGACCGGCGGCTGTCGCCCTCGCAGCAAGCGGGCGACAGGCATCTCGTCGACGAGTTCACGTCGGGTCTAGAGGCGGACGCGAAGGACAAGCAGTGGACGGAATTAGCGAAATGTGTGCCTGCCACCGACGACCCCCTGACCTATGTCCCGCCGTCGCCGATCCCGTTTTCGAAGCAGTTGCCGCCACCGTCGACGCTGACCGTCGGGCCGGGTGAGTGATGCCGTTCTTCCTCACCGAACACTTCTGGGCCTTCTTTTTCGGGATGCCTGGCGGCCCGCACTTCTACGAAGCGGCCGTATGGGGCAATGTGGTCGCCGTGCTGCCCCTCGCGGTCCTCGCGCTGTTCGGCTGGTTCTGGCACAAGGGTGCTGTGGAGGAGATGCACCGCAAGCTCGACGCCGCAGCGGCGCGCGCCGACGTTCACGCGGAGCACATGAAGAAAGTGCTCGACCTGCTGAACCCCGAGACAGACGGCGGGATCGCGGACGTGCTGGACCGCCTGGACCCCGTGTCGCCGGGTGGCTTGCAGGTCGTCGTGGACCGGATCGAGACTCTCGGCAAGAGCGTTGCGGATCTACACGGCCGGCTAGATGACGCGGCCCTTGACCAGAAGCCCAAGCCGCAGCGGTCCGGCCGCGCACCCTCGGAATAGGAGACCTCATGAAGCGTTTTCTTCTCGCGGCCACGGCCGCGCTACTCCTCGCCGCCGTGTGTGCGGCCACGATCGCTGGCTGTGGGGGTCATTCGTCCCCTCTCCCTCCTCCGCGGGTGGCTCCCCAGCCGGCGACCACCACTGGCATCCCACCAGGGAGCATCGCGGTGCCGCCGGAATCCGCTCGCGTCCCGGAAGGCGCGAAACCCGAGGCACCTCCCGTCTCGTTGTTCCTCGGCGTGTCGGAGAAACACGTCGACGCCGCGGGCCTGCACCTGATCGAGCAGTTCGAGGGCTACAGCCGCTGCGCGTACTGGGACCCTTATGGCGGGGTCTGGACGGTGGGTTTTGGGCAGACCCATGGGGCCTACCAAGGCTTCTGCTTCTCCGGGCGTGCGGCGGCCGAAGCCAACCTCAAGTCCTCGGTGGAGAGCGAATACGAGTGGGCGCTCCGCGCCTTGGACGTGACCTTGAACCAGAACCAGTGGGATGCCCTGTGCTCTTTTGTCTACAACCTCGGCGCCGGGATCTTCCAAGGCACCACGGTCGGCGCGGATCTGCGCGCCCGGGCGTTCTACGCCGCGTCACGACAGATGCTGGCCTACGACCATGCGGGTGGCCAGGTGCTCCCCGGTCTCGCCGTCCGGCGTGCGGATGAGGTGCGGCTGTTCCTCACCCCGGTCTCGAAGCCTAAGCCGCCCTCGCATGCGGAGATCCTCGCGCGGGAGCACCGGGAGCTCGACGCGCACTACCGGCTCCGCGAGCAACTGCGTGCCCTGCTCACAAGGCACGAGTGCCGCAAACCACCGTGGCCCCACCCGAAGCCCAGCACGCGCGCCTACAAGGACGCCTGCCGGACCTGGCTTGTGCAGGGCGCAATCGAGAACCGCGAGATCCTGAAGTTTCATCGGATCGGGGTGTATTAGATGCAGGGCACGCGGCTACCCGACGACGAATGGCTCAACCGTGCGGCTGACGGCGAGATCAAGCCCGGCGACTACGGCCGCTGTAACGTCACGCCGGGTGCTGGCTCCGACACAAGCGCCGTGCAATGGGATTGGTTCGTGTGCTGCCCCGATGGCTCGACAACTCGGCTGTGGGTCAACGAGGACGACAAAAACGGATGTCGGCACATCATCACCGAGCACGATGACGGCTCGATCAGCGTGGGGGGGTCAATCCAGGGCGCAGACGTGGTCCCCGTGGTTGCACTGATCGTCCCCGCCAGCACCGGCACCTATTGGCATGGCTATCTCCGCGCTGGCGTGTGGGAGAGCTGCTGATGCGCGAACTCGGCTACATCCCGATGCGCGATGAAGCTGGCCGGGTGTGGCCCATCATCGTGACTAACGAACCGATCCCCGAACCGATCCCCGATTCGCCGCTACACCCCGGCTTCGCCGTGGTCCAGCCGTTCCCCGTCATCGAAACCACGGGTCAAGAGCTTGTTGTGCCGCCGAGGGAGTACGGGACGCTCGTCGAGCGTCCGGCGGTCTGTGAAGCAGCCTGACCACTAACGAAAGGTAACCATGTCTTCTGTCGCCTTGAAGCTGAAAGTCCAAGCAAGCTCGCTAAACGCAACGATCCTCGCGGTCGTGACCGCTGTTGGTGGTCTCATCGTGGGCGTCGGCCTGATTTCCTCCTCACAGGAGGGCCTGCTTGTCGCTACGACAACGGCGGGTATCGCCGCCGTCGGCTTGGTCGCCAACGCGATTCACACGGGCGCGATCGAACCGTCCGCGATCGTCACGTCTGTCGTGGCCGTCGTCACACAGGCCGTTGCCCTGCTCGTGTCGTTTCTGTTCATCACTGAAGCGGAAGCGGCGCACATTGTCGTGATCGTGACTGCGGTGGTGATCGCGGCGGCCCAGATCGCGCACGCGCTGATCTCGAAGACGGTGCCGGCGTCATGAGCTACCCCGTCTACGGCCGCTACCAGGTCGAGGAGGCTCCGTCAGCGCTCCTCGGCCTGCATGTGCACGACACCTCGACCCCGTTGAAGGAGGTCGATAACGAAACCCCGATCACGGTGCTCGACCAGTCTGATCTGGTCGAGCAGGGCATCCACACGTCCCGGTTCATTCCGGGCTGCAGGACGGACGCTACGGCTCTCGGGTCGTGCACGTTCAACACGGCGATCGAGGCGACTGCAAAGCTGCTGCCGGAGGCGGAGTTCTTGGCGTTTTGCAAGCGGCTGATCAGCTCGGACTATGCTGAACACCCGACGAGCTACGACCAGGCGCCGCAGCTCGAGCGCGCTGCGATAGCGGGCTATCACCTGTGTACTGATCAGACGGGGCAGCCGGCGGAAGAGTGGCCGCCCACGGACTGCGGCTCCACCGGGGCGTACGTGGTGCAGCTGCTACAGAAGCTCGGTGTTGTCCAGGGCGCGGTCATCGCGTCCGCCGGGGAAAGCCTGCTCTCGCTGATGCAGAAAGGGCTCGTGATGATGGGGAGTCCGTGGTTCTACAAGTGGGAGGAACCGGACGCGCAGGGCTTCATCGACGGGGATGGGTCGGTCGCGGCGATCGAAGAATCGATCCGCTCGGGTGTTGCCGGGGGACATGAGACGTCGCTGACGGCGATCGAGACGATCAAGTTCCTGCCTACAGGCCATGTGGATCTGGTGAGCACGGTCCTCCGTGGGAGGAATCACTGGACGAAACCGTGGGGCGACCAGGGCTGCTACCGCATCCATGCCTCGACGCTCGTCGCGATCAGTGGCGCCTGTGACTTCAGGCAGTTGACAGCATGAGCACTCCGCAGCCGAGCCTCCAGACGTTCGACCTCGGCGACCTGGCGCAGTACGCGGCTGAGGGCGCGTTCTCGGCGAGCGACAGTCCGGACTCGCGGCTGTTTCTCGTTGGCCGCGATGACTGCCACGGGGTGCTGATGCACCTATACGAGCGGGTGTCGCTGTCGATCGAGTCCACGATGTTCGGTTTCGATGACGACCAGCTCAACGAAGTGATCTGGGGCAAGGTCGAAGACCCGAGCGTCGTGACGGAGTTCGTGCTCGACAAGTCGCAGTCCGGCGGCGTTCATGAGAAGAAGATTGTCGCCTCCGACGTCGCTAAGGACCCAGTGAAGTTCGCTGCCGACTTCGTGATCACGACCTCGGAGACATCGCAGATCGTCCACACGAAGGGCGGCGTTCTCGACGGGATCGTGGGCTACGAGGGCTCAATGAACTGGAGTTCCTCCGGCGAGGGACAGGGGATCGGCCTGCATGGCGCTGCGAACGCCAAGGGCTTCAAGGCCCAGGAGAACACGCTGATGGTGTTCACGAACCCCGTGCAGTTGGCGAAGCTTGCCGCACGGATCAAGTACTCGGCGATCGTTGGTCGTCAGCGCCAGGAAGCCAAGGCCAAGGCGGCATGATCGGCCGCGTCTTCATGGCTATCTGGTTCGGCGCGCTGCCCGTCCCTCTGGACTGGCTGCTCGTCGAAGCAGCCGAGAAGCATCAGTCGACCGGGAGCGTCATCATGCTCGGCTTCATTGGCGTGACGCTCACCGTGGGGCTGGTTTGGTTCGCTTCGTGGTTCTTGTTCTATGACTGACGTGATGTCCAGGAAGCCCAAGCGCCCGTGGCCTTCTCCGCTGCCCTGTCTGTTGTGCGGTGCCGAGCCGGGCCAACCCTGCAAAGGTCACTGATGCGCCTGTTCCTGTTGACCGGCGAACCCGTCTACGAAGACGGCCGGGTGGTTGGCTGGCGGCGGGAAGCTAGGGAGCTGTGGCGCGCTCGGCCGTTTCCTTGGGCTGTCCTGCGATGTGCGCGCGTGCGCCGGACGCCTTCGGACGCGGGTCGTCTACAGGGGACCGTCTAAACGGGCCAGATGCGCCGTAGCGCCCAGCGCAGGCGCGGAAAGCGTGGCGCCGAGTAGTCCCCGCTGACGATCCAGGGAGGCACATCGTAGAGGCGGGCGATGCGCCGCATGTCGAACTGCTCGTCCACCGTCTGATCGTACCTCGTCTATGTGACGGGATGAACGCCGACGGCTGGCGTTGACCGGCCTAGAACTTCACTGGGGTGGCGAGTAGTCCTCCGGCTGGAGCCTGGTCTCGAAGTACGGCCAGAGCTGTTCGCAGGTCTCGCACGGCAAGCGTTCTGTGTGCTTGTCGAGGCCGTCTGTCGTTGTCTTGACGCGCGCTGGTCTAACCAGGCAGATCGAGCACGGCATCTGCGAAACGGGGATCTCCGCGACCGTGACGCTCATGGCCATCGCATGAGTTTACCGCTCGAAGTGGAGCGATGACGCCGAAGAGGGCGTGACCGGCCTCGGCATCGCGCCGTGGCTCAACGAGACAGGAGGCACCTTGACCGATCCTGGCAACCACTCTGACAATCGCCGCGTTGCTTCTGACCGGCGTACAGGACACACCATCGTCGAAACCAGCGGTGGCTTCCGGCAAGAGAGCAACGCACCATCGCCGACAGAGCCCCCGCCAAAGCCCAGCGATGCTCGGGCGAGCGCCCGGCCGTCATTACACGGTTAGCTCGACGTGCTCGAACTCCCGTCCGGTCCCGTGCATCGTCCAGGCCGCAGAGCGCTACCACCAGTCCGTAGACGAGGCCGAGGATGTAGCGTGGTGCGAGAGCCGCGACGATCCGTCGGCGGTCAACAGCGAATCGGGTGATGCCGGGCTATGGCAGTTCGAAGCGGCCACATGGGCTGCGACACCGTACGCGCGCCACTCGGTGTTCTCGGCGCACTGGTCCTCCCTGGGAGCCATGTGGTACTGGAGCCGTGGCGAACAGTCGCGGTGGAGCTGCTGGTAACATTCGCTGTGCGTGGGTCTCCCACGGTGGCTGACATGGAGACATCTGGCCCGGCACTACGCCTGATGAAGCGAAAGCAGAAACGCCCTCGGGCGTCGCGTGGAGTCCTCCCGGCCGGGGAATAACTGAGGACCTAGGCCACCACATATCCCCTCGCTGCGCTTCGGCGGGCGAGATGCAAGAGCCCGTCGGGCTCGTTGCGAACATGAGCCCCCCAGCCCCCTTGTGTGGCTGGGGGGCTCTTTTGTGTTGGGGGCGCAAGACGGGCAGCTCCACGGCCGTTTCTATAGAGTCGCGGTGCGATGGCCCATTCGTCCACGACCGGCCCGAACTGGCGTATGCGCTGCTCAAGGGGGTGATCGAAGTCGTCCATGACTAGAGAGAGTGGGGCGTTTGGCGTGCCTCTGCGCGCGATATCCTGACGCCTCTTGACATATTGTGGCGCAATCTGCTACATTGTGCCTATGAGCGACACAGACCGAGGGCATGCACAGGCGCGGTTCGACCTCGCAGCAGCTCGCTTGAACGCTGGCCACTCAGTGGGTTCGCTCGCTGCCGTGCTCGATATAGACCGCAGGACGCTCGCGCGTCTTGAGGCTGGCGAGCCGATCCATCCGGCGAAGGCGTTGCGGGTCGCGGAGTATTTCGGTGTGCAGGTCACGGACCTGATGCTCGACGGGGTTGCGGCATGAACGGTGTCGTCTATACCCGTCGCCTTCAGGAACAGGAAGCCCGCGAGCTGGCCGCTGAACGTGAGCGGCAGGATGAGCGTGACAAGGCCCGTCGTAAAGCGCGTAAGGCGCAGCGTGAGGCCCGTCGACGGAACCGAGGCCAGTCGTGAATCTTCGCCGGGCATCCCTAGCCGAATGGCTCGACCGTGCCGGCTTCTCACCGACGCTGGATGAGGTCGCCTACGACTCCGGCCTGTATGACCTCCTCGAGACGGACCAGGCGGCGCGTAGTCAGGCGTTGACGGACCTACTGTTCTTGATGTCGGGTGGTGTGGCCCGGTGTTGACGCGGCCATGCCGGTGGGTGGCATCGTGAGCGCCCGAGAGGAGCCGCCCGTCCTGCTGCGGCGTGAGTATGTGCGTTGCCAGCGGACAGCGCAGTGTGGCTGGTCTGGGTACCGGACTGCGGATACTCGGGAGCAGCGGGAGCGGGCTTGCTGCCCGAAATGCGGCGGGCGCGTGAAGGCGTGATCCGCTTGGAGCTGGAGGAGAACGAGGCGCGGGCGCTGGCCGCGACTGTCAGGTTCGCCGACGAATGCTTCGGCGCGCTGGGGGTACGGAGTGAGCATCCGCGTGGGGGGAGCCCGAGGGCTATCGCTTTGCAGAAGCTCGCTCATGCTCTTGAGGTCGGCGAGGGGGAGCGCGCGCAGGCGCACTATGGGGAGATGCTCGCCGAGGCCCGGGTGTTTGACCGGCACCCGTGGGACGTGTCTCCGTGGCAGCACGCGGACCGCCTGGATACGGCCGAAGGCGAGGGGCGGCGCTAATGGTCACGGTCGCCCTGATCTTCGCCGCGTTGTCTGTGGTGGTCGTGCCGTTGCTACTCGCGCTGGCTTTGTGTGCGGCAGCCCGGATCGGCGATGAGCAGGAACGCGACGCGCTCGCGGAACTACGGGAGACCCCTGCTTGTGGGGCGCGCACTCACGCTGTCTTTAGGGATGGCGTGGGGATGCCGGACCGGAGAGGCGTCCGATGAGCGCCGACCTACACGCCCGCGTCTGCACCTGCGGGCATACAGCGCACTGGCACAACGCGATCCTCGACGCCAGCGAGCTACGGATCAACCAGTCAGACGTCGAGCGTCAGCAGGGCCAGGGCGAATGCGAAGCGAACAAGGACTGCAAGTGCTCACGTTTCGTGGAAGGCAAAACCGATAGCTACGAATCTCTCCGACGCGAACTGCGCCTTGCGATAGAGGAGCGCGATCAAAACGCCGAGATCGCCGAGGGCCTAGCGGAGCGTGTTCGCATGGAGCTGGACGATTACCCGGCCTATGTGAGCGCGATGGACGGACTGGTGTCGTCGTGAGCGACATGGCCGAACGCGAGCTGGCACCGGAGCTGGCAAGAGAGCGTGCCGACTGGATGGAGAAGGCTGGGAAATACCTAGAGCGACTGCACGAGGCCGAACTAGAACGAGACGCCGCTAACAGACGCTATCGGGAGTTGGCCGCTGCCCGTGAGGACACCGAGCGACCGGACACGGAGACACTAGAGATCATCGAAGGGCTGTTCCGTGCGGGCTTGCGAGACGTAGAGATGTCAGTGGGCGAGCAAGAGCGACTGGTTGAACGGACCGAGCGTGTTCTCCAGCGGTATGGCAGGAAGCTCCCCACTGGGGCCATGCGGGACATCGAGCGACCGGCCACGCGCACTTCCGACGACGACCTTGCCGATCTTCAAGCGTGTGCTCAGGAGGTTCGTGACGCCTTCGCAGGTGAGGACACAGACCAAGACAACCAGGGATTGCGGGAGGCCGCCAATGGCGTGCTGGACCACTACTTCCATCGTCGCGCCAAGTCCCTGCTGCAAGATCGCACCCTCGAAGCCGCCATGCAGCGCCTTTATCGCGCCGTCGCAGCCTCCTCACGCGATATGTCGCCGGTCGTGCGGGACACCGAGCAGGAGCCCGAGCCATGAGTGACGCAATCGGAAAAGTGGTCGCCGCCGTTGTTCTCGGATGTGTCTGCGCGCTAATGCTCACGTTCACGGTCGTGTTGTGTGTGACGATCTGGCAGGAAATCTTATGAGCACCGATCAAGAGCGCGAGGCGCTGGTGCCGTGGAAGGTGAGGCAGAAAGAGCTGAGAGCCGCCCGGCGAGAGCACTTCAGCAAGCACCTGCCCGGGACTCAGTCGCCTGGCGATGATTTCGCCGCTGGCTACCGTGCCGCTCTCGCTGCGAATATTCGCCTTGATCAAGTGGTCCTTGACCGCGAGGAGTGGGAGCAGAACAATCGCGCGCATAGCTTCGCATTGTTCGTGGCGGCGCTGGATAAGCCGATCGCCGCGAGCGTGCGTCGGACGATCACCCTGGAGCGCCTGATCGAGAAGGCGAAAGAGGCGCTTATCGGCTCATCTGCCGCTGCCTGTGAGGACACCGAGCGACCGGACGAGGATGAAATCTGGCGTGTACAGCAGCTTCTCGTGAAGGATCTACGCCCCAGCCGCCAGAGAGATGCGCGAGAGATTGCGATGGCTGTCCTCGGCGTGCGGGCCGCGTCGTCCCGAGAGGCTAGGGATCTGCGGCTCGTAATCAGAGAAGCCGCTCTCGCTGCCCGTGAGGAGCCACAATCCACGATTGAGCGTATTACGGCGGAACGCGACGATCAGCGCGAGCGGGCACTAGAGGCAGGTCGCGAAGTCGACGAGTTGGAGGACCGACTTTCTAATGCCCTCGCCGTTCGAGAGGACACCGAGCGCACGGTGCTTGATGTTTGGGTTTGCACTACCTGTGGGGAGATACAGCCTCGGCGGGGTGTTGATGCTCATTGTGCGGGTTCGGCGACGGAGGGCCTTGCTCATGTGGACGCGCCGATGTGGGCTACAACAGCGACGATCGCTGCCCGTGAGGCCGAGCAGGCACTCGTGATTGTCGCACTGCGAACCACCGACCGGCATATTCAGCGACGCCTAGAGACAGATGCCTGATCTAGATCCACAAGAGTACGAAGCATTAGAGAGAGCGGAATTACTCGGAAATGGTGGAGCCATTTGGCGCGCTGCACGTAACTATTACCGCGCCGCTCTCGCTGCCCGTGAGGAGCCGCAGACAGATGGGGTAGCGGCATGGGCTGACCACGCGAACCGGATCGCGGACGCCGAGCGTGTCATCGACGGTGCAGCCTACGTGCCTGCGATTGAGGCCTACTGCGTGGTGCGCGACCTCCAAGCGATGCAAGGTGATGGTGTGCTCTATTCGCCTCAGGAGCGCGACGGGGTGTTTCGATGGGCCGCCGCCCGTGAGGACACCGAGCGACGTGATCCTGCGCTGGCGATCGTGGGGGGGCTGTTGCGCGTCGTGCGCGGTAAGGTCAGCGAGAGCGACGCGGCGACCGACATTGAGGCTGCCGAACGGTTCCTAGCGGGCGAGGAAACCGGGCGACCGAAGGTGGAGCGATGAGCAACATCATCAACGCGAGGATCTTCAAGGGCCAGATGCCCGATCTGGGCGGTGGGCGCAGGCACAACAAATTGCCGCCGGTGCCGCTCTATCACGTTCGCTGCGACTGCGGGTACGCGAGGGGTCATTTTACGCAGGCGTCCGCAGAACGTGATCTTGACGAACATGCGCAACGGGAGTCCGAAGGCCGTTCTTGGGCGTATAGGGAGCCTATGTTCGTTGGGCACATTGACAAGGCCGTCCAACTCACGATCGAGCGGCCGGTCGTGCGGGCCACCGAGCAGGAGCACGAGGGATGAGATATCGAGTGCATGTGGTTGAGAGCACGCAGGCCACCTACGACATCGAGGCGAAATCCAAAAGCGACGCTGAAATCAAGGCCAATGCCCAGGACCACGGGGGCCGCGATGTGTGGGACACGGATGTCATAGCAATCACTGGAGTGGAAAGGGCTGTCGATGACTGACGAGCAGGCTGAGAACGTGGCGAAGCTGCTCGCTGCCCGTGAGGAGCCGCAGGTGGAGATCACCGTCTGGACGTGCCTGTCGTGCGGGAATCACGGTGAGGGGCAGTCGTGCGGCAACTGTGGCCATGAGGCTATGCCCGGCCGCTGGCTGGAGGCTGAGAGTGCGGAGCGCCAGTTAGAGGGGCTGCGCGCCGAACTCGCAGCCGCAGACAGAGCGTGGGAGAAATGCAAGGAGAGTCTAGAAAACGAGAAGAAACGTCGCCGTTTCCCGATCCGTGAGGAGCCACCCGCTAAGACGCACGAGTACGAGATGCCCGAGGCTGCGTGGATGGTCTTGCGGATTCGGAGTGTTCTCGAACGGGATGGTTTCCCGAGCAACGAGGCCGAGCGGCTGGCTCACTTGATTGTCGCTGCTCTCCCGCGTGAGGACACCGAGCGACCGGAGGAGCGACCGGAGTGGCTAATCAAAGTCTTGCAGCAAGCCAGGGCTGATTTAGCCAAAGCGGCGAGTTGGATTATCGACGTGGAACGACATGAGCGCATTCAGAC